ATCGTAAACAGCTAACTCCCAGCTAACCCTAGACCCTATATAGGCTACTAAATCAACAGCCCTACCGCCTAAGTGTTTACTCTTTAAGGTTTGACTAGCACCTTTTTCAACTAATTCTTGTTGTCGTTCTAGCGTTCTTAACCCTTCCGTCACACCAAAATCTATTTCCGTTAGGTCTATCGCTCTTTTTACTACGTCAATAAGTTTTTGATCAACACCTTTTAATCTATCTAAACTTCTTTCAGATAACTTAAAACTCACCGGCCTTGACCTCTATACTTTTTAAAATTTCTTTTGTCGTGTTTACTACGTGGCCGAGACATAATAGAACTTCCGTCGCTAGTCTTTTTCTTCAAGCGTAACTTAAGCGCACGGTCTTCTATACTTAGTTTAGGTTTAGCCATTACTTAGCGACTCCTTTAGTTTTCTCAAAACTACGCAAACCACCAAGACCCAGCATACCCATAAGCACAGTCATTAACTGACCCATTTCAAACACTGGGAGACTAGGTACTTCCATACCGTAGACAGCGATGACAAAAATAGCCAAAGGCTGGAGAACAAAATGATAAGCAAAGGCAGACCCGCAAACCCAACCCACGAAAGGTCTCCAGCCACCTTTCCATACTGAATCACTAGCTGCTTCAGCCTTGTTGACTTCGACTTGGGCCAAGGCCAACTGTTGCGCGTGGTTGTCTGCCATCGTCGAAATTTCATGGGCTAACAGTACCTTCTGGTCTTTGTCTTCAATGAATTTATCTAAAATACCAGTAATTGGGCCAATGAGTGCGCTTAATATAGCCACATGACCTCCTTATTTATCACACCTACACACGTTAACAAACTTAGACACTGCCCACGTTAGTAGTTGTTTAAATTTAGTCCAAACCCAAACAATTGTATCTTGTAATGCTGTACCTACCAAAAACAACGCAACTAGGATTTTGTGTAACATATTTGAAAACATAAAACCTCCAATTAGGAAGATTAACAACCGTTAAATTTTGTACCTTTGATAGCCGCGCCAGTTCCACGCATTTTCATACGCTTTACAGTGTCCCCGGCCCTCGGAGCTTCTGCTGTTTTTCCGTAAGGAATACGGCCTTGGTCTTTAATGTCTGCATAAGCCACAGCTTTTTGTGGATTAGATGGGGCAGAACCCATGTATTTTACTTTCATTCGGGTCTCCTAAATGGATTAATGTTTTTTGTGTTAAGTGCCATCTGATTATAAAGGTCTAAATAATTTTGTTGCGGAGTACTGGAAGATGGCGATAATCTTTGGCGGAAACTTGAAAGACCATTCATATACTCTGGGCTAGACATGTATAATTCTTGAAACGTTGGTTGCGCGGGTTCCGAAGCTGTGACGGGAGACGGCTCTTGTGCCGAAGGTGATGATCCTAAATTAAGCTGCGCACGAACATTGGGATCATTTAATAAAGACATTAACCCTACCCCTGAAAAAAATCCACCAGAGTTTGTAGTAGCCGGAGACCCTACTGGAGCGGCAACGGCTACTCCAGAGCCTTGCATAGGCCCGACAGACATTCCTCTAATATTTACCGGAGGACCTTCGACAACGGCATTGTTATCCGCACCTTCAACCTTCTTGAATTGTCCACTAGCTAACATTTGTGGAATCGCTGCCCTAAGTGCTGAACCAAACATAATTATTCTCCTATTTCATTCTGTTTATCATATCAAAAAGAGTTTTAACCTTTTCTTCTAAGCTTTTTACTCTAACTGTAATCTCAGCACGAAAAGCTATTCCGATGGCTGCCACAGCTATAAGGCCAGAAATAATCGGCCAAAAATCCATGAAATTTTCCATTATCGTGACCTTTGCTTGAGTATCTCCCTATCCATTGCTGATTGTATTCTAGCAGCAGTTTGAGATTCTTGTGAAGACAGCCTTTGCTGGAACTGACTCTTTCGAGCTTGTAGGGCTTGAGTATCTAAATTAAGCTTTTGAGCATCCAACTGGGCATCATTCTGTTCAGATTGCGCCTTGATCTGAAGTTCTGACTCCTTGAGCTTGATCAACGGATCCTGCTGACCCTCTCCAGATAGTTGTCCAGACAACGTTTTAACTTGCTGCATGCCCTCCGCTATAAATTGAGCAACGGCTTGCTCCATCTTCAACATCTGCTCTTCGTCAGCGGTTTGACCGGTCTGCTGTACTTGTTGCGAGTAATCTTGAAGTGCTCTTTCCTGAGCGGCTATTTTTACATGTTCCATCACGTGTTTTTGTAAAGCCATCGCAACCGGCGGCAAAGAACCAACAATCGGACTTGTACCAAACACTAAGTGAGCCGTAATGTGCGCTGGGTGGTTCTGACCCTCAAACGCTTTCAGTGGAAGCATGTCCAAAGCATTTATGTTTTCTTGCGCCGGATCAATAGGAATAGGTTCCTCATCGGGAACCGCCTTCATTATTCTATCCGTATCCGTTACGCCCAGAGCCTCATACATGTCACGATAAACTTCGTGCATGTTGTGTAATTCCGGTGCAGCACCCGCTAGTTGTAATTTGGTTTGCGCTAGTACAATACGTTGCGCCTGACTAAAAGCATTTGGGTTGCTTACCGGAATTATGTCTACTCTATCATCAAAGTCAGACCGCATAACACTTGAATCTGCCCCCGCAACAGAGTATGGGTATTCCGGAGGTAAACTTTCACTCATCACACGAGCTAGGATTTTAAACTCCTGACGCATACCATAATGCAAACGTTTATGAACAGCGCTCATCACACGAGAGCCTTGCTCCAACATTGCAATGGTTGTGCCTACTGCCGCGTTCTGATTCCCATCACCAACCTTCAGGTCAGTAATTGTGGCAAAACGTTGACCCGCTTGAACCACAAAACCCAATAACTGGAACAACGTTGGATCAGGTCCCTTAAACGGTAAGGGCATAAGGGAGTCACGGATGGCACCGCCGGGAGCGTCAACATCTCTAAATTCACCGGGCTGTAGCGGCTCGTCATCATCCCGAATGCGGAGTCCTCTGGCTTTAAAACCAGCAGGTAAATTAGCCAAAGTACCCGCATCGAGCAACTGCCTCAACGCCGAAGTAGCCGTCCGTGACAAACCACCAATGGTGTGAAATAAGCCTAACCCGTAGAAACCAAAACCAGGTAAAAATTTAAAGTGAGTAAAGTATTGAATCTTTTTCTTTAACTCATCTTCCTCCCGATAGTTGCGCCTAATTGATAGAACTTCACCATTATCCTCCGAGATGGTAACAATGTAAGGAACCTTAATTCCAGTAGGCTCTCCCTCATCGTCAACTTCCTCATAACCCTCTAAATCCAGATCTACATGGCATTCAAATAACGTGCACGTATAATCAATCTGTGAGGGCTCCACGCCTTCAATCTTATTGATCTCTTCCGTAATACCACTGGTAGACAAAGACTGCGCCGGAATAACATCTATATCCCGGTAAAACTCTGACAGTTGTTTTTTCCTCAAATCATTCAAACTCATCTTGAACACTTGAGTAATGTTAGGACAAGTGTCTAAGTCAGAAGTCTCATAAGGAACCACTAAGTTTTCCGCTGGAACAAACTTAGATACCGCACGACCCAGCGTCTCGTCGTAATACGTCTTCTTAAACGTCGAACCCGCCAATGGCAAATAAAACAACATTTGGTCCATGTCCGGCGTGTAATCCTCCATCACATTGGTGATGTAGTAATTCATAAAACTCTTTACGCGACTCGCTTGAGCAATCTTTTCCCGCGTCTCCTTACCCATCACAACAGTACGAACAGGTCCACCCGCAGGTAATAATTCGTTAAACGCTTGCGCCTGAAATTGTGTCGCAGCCTCGGCCAATAAAGGATGAGTCACGGACGACGAGCCACGGAACGGTTGTGTGCGCTCCTCGTAAGTAAAGCCAAGAAGCTCTAAACCATCGGCATACGCTTCTTCCCAATCTTGACGACTGGCCTTGTTCGCATCAAATTCATCCAATAACTCACTGGCAATTCTCTGCAACTCTCGGGTAGGTATGTCTTCAGCAAGGTTGGCGTAAAACTCATCGCTTACACGATCATCGCCCATTGGTTCGAAATCAATTGTAACGCCACCATCTTCGTCTTCTTCAATTTCAATACTGCCAACATCCTCAGCTTCAATCACGGCTTGAACCGTGTTCCGTGAGCCGGGGATCTCTAGCTCTAGTTCAGCATCCAAATCCGCTTCATCAAGCTGCGATGGAACCGAATTCTCCATGAACGTTCCAAAACCTTTTGTAGCTTCAGCCATAAACAATCCCTTAGATAGTATTAGCGCAATTTTACTAGATTAATAATATACCCTTACTCTATCAGAAACTTCTTCTTTTTCCCAACTATCTGTTGGTAATTGAACAAAATTCCCTTGACGATACCGCATTAACGCCTGCGTCATACTGTCCACCAAATCGTCATATTCTCCATTAGGAAACGCCGCGACCTCTTCAATCAACTCATCCGCAAAAGGTTCGTCTGGGGCCCACACCATGCCCGCCTCAAACAACGGCGAAACGCTGTGAACCCTAGATACTTTGTCGTTACCCCTGCTTGGTGTATAATTTACAACAGGTATGCCCATATTACGCAGTTCTTGGGTTAAAGGTAAACCACTGGCCTTAGCCTCAATAATAACGGTGTCAGGGTCCCAGAAAGTATAATTCTCCAAAGCGACTTGTTTTAGATCGGGAAAATCCCATCGTCCCTTCTTGCTGTCCAAAAGTATTAAA